AAGACCATTCCGATGAATGAACTTTTGTGGATATTTCTGCTCGAGCGTGAGAATCGCCTTGGTTGGCTTTGACTGCCAGATCATACCATTCAGGGTTTTCTCCTCGAACCACTCTTAGAGATTTACCACCTAATTTTTTAATTGTAGCTAGTTCATTGGGAAATCTTGCATCAGATATAACTACTGGCCCAGTATTATTTCTAATACGATTTTCTACACTGGCAATCCAAATGTCATCGTGGAATCCTTGCCGGCACACTTCAGTGCCCCAGTACTGTAGTATCCATCGTGGTGTGATGTTCATCCCCAGTCGTTCGCTCCACCAAATGTCTCGAGTTTCACGCCAGAAACGACTCTCTACTGTTTTGCCTTCCAGCATCTCTCGATCCCATCCAAAAACTGCTGATACAGCATCTTTGAGACTTCCGGCAAAACTAATCTGTTTAAAGTTATGAGTTTTTTGTAAGTATTCGCTAACAGTGTCTTTGCCGCTGCCAATGAATCCGCTAATAGTAACTATCAAGAATTATCCTATCACAAATGTATAAGGCTGTCCGCCATCTACATAATTTATAAGATCTAGTTCTAGTTTGTCAAGAAGTTCTTTAGCCTCTGATTTAAGTGCTGCTCCGTTCAGAGAGCTACCGCCTTGCGGGCCTGCGATTTGACTAAACTTTTCTCTTGCTTCGCCTACTGTGTACTTGACCAAAGCATAGGCATAATCCTGTATCCAGGGAAAAGACATATGATCAGATAACAGAATTTGGTCAGGCTTATAGTTATAAAGCCAAAGCAATACACTTTCCCCGGAATCAGGTATCTTACGAACAATAGTTAATTTTTTGGTAGTGGGATTGAATGTGTAATTAATGTGCCCACCAAACATACGCATAGCTAGTTCTTGATATTGTGTGAACAATTCGTAATTGGTTAATCCGCCTACACGCCCAGCCACTAACATATAAGTGTTGAGATATCCAGAAGCAAATGGTTCAAATTGGCTAGCAGTAGTCCCCGTCACTGACCCTATACCACGACGAAATATTTGACGCACAGCCATGACTTCGCTAGGTAAGATGTACTCTTGCTTTTCCTTTACTAGATCCAAAAATGCATAGCTTTCTTCCACGCTGTTGCTGCTACGTTGCCGATATTTGATTAGGGCCTGTTTAATAGCCATATCGTAGTGCTCTTTGTCGGGCTCGATATCAATAATTTGATCAGCCAGCCTTAACCGAGTATATTCAACTATTTGATTTTTTAACTCATTAACTGATTGTAGTTGTGCAGCAATATCGGCATCTGTGCTCATAAAAGTCGACCTTTATTGCTATATTTAGCTGATACCGGCTATTCTACTTTGAGTAGCAAGGTATCTTCGTTGATACGTCCATTGGCACGAGCTTCAACTGCGTTAATATCATCAAGGAATTTACGAAGTTGTACTTTGCTGGCTTTCATAAACTTAGCCAGTACTTCTGCAGGTTTACGAATAGTTTTGCCCACACTCTTAACTTCATCATAGCCAAGGATCGTGGTACCCTTGATGCTCAATGTGCTAGCAAGCTCGTCGGCTTGATAACGATACAATTTACGGGTTTTAGTGTTGTAAACCCACAATTTACTGGCCCCAATGATATCCACCGGATTAATACTGGTAATTTTAAGTTCGCGATCTTCTTTGAGATATTTGAGTTTGGCAACAAGTTTATCTTTAGAGGGGCTTTTCTTAACCCGAACCTTACGTGCTACTTTTTTGCTTTGTGCGAAACTGTCTAGGTCTGCCCACAGCTTTTCGTAAAAGGTCACAATTTGTTTAAGACGGGCTTTATTAAATCCACGATAGCCTTCTTTGAGTTGTGCGTCTTTGCCTTCCAGTGCTTCAGCAAATTCCAGTTGCTGCCGGCTGACAGTTTGACGAAACTTTACAATCGATCCTTGAGGAACATTGCGTTCTTTGAGCCAATTGTAAAGATTGAACTCTTTTTTATTGAAAATGTAGTCGTCGATTAGCCCTTCAACTTCGCCAATGTACTCAGCTGTCTTTTCTGCTACACGGTCTGCAATAGTAGGAACCTTAACGTCAATTCGTTTAGCTGCTGTGGGTTCGGCCTGTACTAGATTTTGATTTCGATCAATTAGTTTGGTCACTGTATCGATAATATAGTCTCGATACTTTTCTTTCATTGGCATACCACGCCGATGTGCCATTACAAGACTACAAACAGTGATTGGGCAGAATTGGTCGCTGCTCTTAACAAAGATACTGATTTCACGGGCGTCTAATTTGGTGTTTTCCTGCAACCACTCTACCACATATTTTTTAAGTTCCCGACTGGAAAACATGTAATTGTACCAACGGAGGCTGCGACGAAGGTGATGCTCAAAATCAGCATCACTCATAGTTAGAGCTCGTTCTGTGTCCCAAATTGGCTCGCTGCCAACGTACTTTTCGTCAATGCTTAACGTACTTGCAAGTTTAGGTTGACGTTTTGTTGCAGATTCTTTTTTGACAGAAATACGAGCCATATTACACTCCAAAATTACAGGAAAAAACAATTATACACTAAAATTCGAACTAGGTCAACCGCAGTGGATTGGATAAATATTTAATACTTTGGAGAACTGCCTTGCCTAGATTAAGCCTTTGGAAAGACGGTAAGCATAGCAACGACTATCGATACTTTGATAGGCAAATAGCCGAAATGTTTACCATTGGCGGCACTGGCATTAACTTACACAAATATTTAGGTACAAACGACCAATCGATCGCATTAACTGCTTCGACTACCCAAAACGCTGTAGGAAAAACTATCAACATCAGTGATACAAGTTCAGTTAAGCCCGGCGACTTTGTCTACGGAACCAATATTGCTAAAGGCAGTCGTATTGTAACAAAAACTGCTACTTCTATAACACTGGATTTAGATACCACTGCACCAATTACCAGCGGAACTACGCTCAAATTCAGCTCGGATGCCACACAGCCCGGGTATATAAACGAAAGTGGAAAAAATATCCAGGATTTATTGTTCTTAGAAAATCGAGATCGAAAATATGATACCAGTATTTACAGTTTACGTGGTATCTATAATGTATCCGACAATGACTTTGATCTTAGTCAATTTGGATTGTTTTTGAATTCCGGTACATTGTTTATGACTTTTCACCTTAAAGAAATGGTTGAATCCATTGGTAGAAAAATCATGAACGGCGATGTACTTGAGCTACAGCATCTCAAGGATTACGATGCATTAGATGCAGATTTGCCCGCAGCACTAAAAAGATATTATGTTGTGTCCGATGCTAATCGTGCCAGCGAAGGATTTAGTCCAACCTGGTGGCCACATCTTTGGCGTGTAAAACTTCAACCACTGGTAGACAGTCAAGAATACAAAGATCTTCTTAACAATATCAAAGCCGGCGACGATACCAATCAAACACTAGGCAGTATATTAAGCAGCTATCAAAAATTTGTTGATATCAATGATAGCATTATTGCACAGGCCGAAGCAGATGTTCCTTACAGCGGATATGATGTTAATCCTCTTTATACACTGGGTCTTAAAGAGAACGGGCTTCCCGAAGATCCGTTTGATCCTCGTGCCGATCAAACCAACTTAAATATCAATACTGCAGCTTTAACTGCCGATCGTGGGCTATTGACTCCAGATAAATCAATCAAAGGTTACTTAACCGGGGACGGAAAAGCACCAAATGGATATACTGTGTTAAGCGGGGTTGCGTTTCCTGCCAATCCCAAATTAGGTACTTACTTCTTAAGATTGGATTTCAAACCCAATAGACTGTTTAGATGGAATGGTACTAAATGGGAAAAGGTCGAAGATGTACAACGTTCGCCACTTACCCCAGGAGCAGACAATCGCACAATTCGTTCTACCTTTGTTAACAATAATGCTACTCATACTAACAGCAGCGGCGAAGTATACAACGAACGTCAAGCACTAAACGAAATATTCAAACCAAGAGCCGACTAATATGCAGCAATTTTTTTACTCAGGACAAATACGAAGATTTGTCACACAATTTATTCGAATGGTCAGCAACTTCCAAGTTGAGTTTGGCAAAGACCGAGCAGGAAACACCAGTCTATTACGTGTTCCGGTAATATATGGTGATATGAATAGACAAGTAGCACAGATACTAAAAAATAACAGTGAAAACGCATTAAGCTATACTCCGTCGATGGCTGTTTACATTGGCGGATTAACTTACGATCGTGAACGTGTTCAGGAACCCTATCACGTTAGTAAAGTAAATCTACGAGAAAGAGTTTACGATCAGGCCAGTGGACAATATTTTATCAATCAACAGGATTCAATCACTGTCGAAAGAATAATGCCAGTTCCCTATAAATTAGAATTAAAATTAGATATTTGGACTAGTAACAGTACACAAAAACTACAGCTAATCGAACAACTATGCTGTTTGTTTAATCCGTCGATGGAAATACAAAATACCGATAATTATCTTGACTGGACAAGTTTAAGTACTGTTACACTGACTAATATAAATTTTACTTCTAGAACTATACCTGCCGGAACTGAAGATCAAATTGATATTGCCAATTTAACTTTTGAGATACCAATTTGGATCAGTCTACCTGCCAAAGTGAAGAAACTAGGTGTTATACAAAAAATCATTGCCAGTATATATGACCCCAAGGGCGAACTAGACGACGCTGCATTCACCGACAGTAATCTTGTAAGTCGACAGTATATTACTCCGCTACAATACGGGATCGTAGTATTAGATAATACTCTGGTGCTAGTAAAAGAAAACGAGATTGCTACAGAAACTGGCAAAATTGGTG